CAAGAAACCCTTAAGAATACGGAGATATTTATATGGCTCAGCTAAGTTCCCCAGGCGTAAGCGTTTCGATCATTGACGAAAGCGCATACGCATCTGCAGGCAGCGGTACTGTTCCTGTTATTGTTTTAGCAACTCGTTCTGATAAGAAATCACCAGACGGTTCAACTGCACAATACACTACAGCACCATTTGCAAAGAAACCACTTATTATTACAAGCCAACGCGAGTTGGTACAATTATACGGTGAACCAAGTTTCACTATCGTTGACGGTACACCAGTACACGGTCATGAATTAAACGAATACGGCTTGCTTGCCGCTTATTACTATTTAGGTATTGCTAACCGTGCTATTCTAGTACGTGCAGACTTGAAGATGGAAGAGCTTGAGCCACAAGCTACTGCACCAGTTGGACCTCCAACTAACGGTCAATACTGGTTAGACACTGATGATTCTACATGGGGCTTGTTCGAAGGTAACGGCACTGCATGGGTATCAAAAAGTATTTTAGTTAGCGATGGCGTACCAGGTGTTGGCGAAGGTGCCAATGGCGACTATGCATTGGATACTACAAGCACAGTTAAACGTTTCTACAAAAAGCTTGCAGGCGCATGGGTTGCAGTCACTTCAGCGGCACTTCCAGGTGATGTAACAGTTGCCCCTCACTATCAAGTTCCTACACCAACTTCTGGAAATGTATGGTTTAAAACCACAAGTCCAAATGCAGGCTTCAACTTGAAGTTAAAGAAATACACAGCCTCAAGCCAGAGCTGGACAGTACAAGCAGTTGGCGCTGCCAACGTTGACCAATTAGTTGGTTACGCTGACAATGCAACAGCCACAACACAATTTGGTAGCAAACTAGCTACCAATAGTGTTTACGTTCAGTTTGCTGAGACAACAGAAGCAAAATTTGAAATCAAGCGTTATGATGGCGCTGTTTGGGCAAGCGTTACTCCTTCTGCTTCAGCTACAGCACCAGTTGGTGCAACACCAGATGGTAAGTTATGGTATGATGCTGGTGACAACGTTGACATTTATGTTAAAGACACAGTTGAAGGAACTCCAACTTGGCTTCCAGTGGGACAAGTTGATGTCAACACAGAAGAACCAACTGAACCAAGCAACGGTGATATTTGGATTGACACAAACGACATGGCCAACTATCCTGTAATTAAAGTTTACAATGGTAGCGAGTGGGTACAAAAAGACAATGCAGACCAAACAACTCCAGATGGCGCATTGTTTGTTGACTTAACAGCAACAGCAGGTGATTCAAGTGGCGTGGCCGGTGGTGCAGATCCAATGGACAGCGAAGCTCCTAATCCAGCTTACTATCCAGATGGTATGATTTTATGGAACAGTGCAGTAAGTTCTGGCAACGTTAAGAAATACAGTACAGCCGCAGGTCACTGGCAGACTGAGTCTGGTAATACAGACAGTGGTCCTAAAGCAGGCGCTCCTTACATGTTTGACAAAGCTCAACGCCGTGTAGTGGTCAAGCGTTTACAAGAAGCCTTGGCTGACAATGATATGCTTCGTGCAGAAACATTAAGTTTCAACGTTATTGCAACTCCTGCTTATGTTGAGTGTATTGACGAAATGGTTACATTGAATTTGGACCGTAAAGAAACAGCGTTTGTTATTGCTGATACTCCAATGAAGTTGAGCAACAAGACTACCGATGTTGTTAATTGGTCGTTGGGTGCTAGTGCTGGAACTAACGGTATCGATGGTTTAGTTACACGTACTGGTAGTGCAGCAATTTATTACCCAAGCGGTTTGTCAACTGACTTAGATGGCAATGATGTTGCAGTTCCTGCAAGTCATTCAGTTCTACGCGGTATTGCTTATAACGACCAAGTTTCATATCCATGGTTTGCTCCAGCAGGTTTGACACGCGGTGCTCTAAGTGGTATCAGTAACTTGGGTACAGTTAATGCTGAAAACGAATTCGTTCCATTGGCATTGAACCAAGGTCAACGTGATGCATTGTACGAAAAGAATGTTAACCCATTGGTTAACTTCCCAGGACAAGGTTTATACATCTGGGGTCAAAAGACTCTATACCCAAGCAGCTCTGCTCTTGACCGTGTAAACGTAGGTCGTTTACTATGCTACTTGCGTGAGCGTTTTGATGTTATTGCTCGTCCGTTCATCTTCGAACCAAACGACAAACGTACACGTGACCGCGTATTAGCAGTGTTCAATGGCTTCTTGCAAGACTTGTTCACTAAACGTGCAGTATATGACTTCTTAGTTGTATGCGATGATACAAACAACACTCCAAGTAGAATTGATCGAAACGAGTTGTATATTGATATTGCAATTGAGCCAGTTAAAGCTGCTGAATTTATCTATATCCCTGTACGAGTTGTAAACACTGGCGCGATCGCCGGCGGTACTAAATAACACTAAGGAGAACTGAAAAATGGCAGTCAATTTAGACAAATTTAACGTACCAGGTGGCGAACAGGGCGTTCTAGTACAACCAAAACTACAATACCGCTTTCGTGTTACGTTCAATACATTTGGCAACGGCGAGAACTTACAACTTACAAGTCAAGTTATTAGTACAACCCGCCCTAGTGTAACGCACGACGATATTATCGTTGATGTGTATAACTCACGTATCAACTTAGCTGGTAAGCACACTTGGGATCCAATTACAGTAACAGTTCGCGATGACGTTACTGGTAAAGTTGCAAAAACTATTGCAGCTCAAATGCAAAAGCAAGTAGACCATGCTAACCAAAGCTCGACTAAGTCTGGCAGCGGTTACAAGTTTGACATGTGGATTGAAAACTTGGATGGTAATAGTGATGGTCCAGTTGTATTAGATGCATGGCATTTGGGTGGTTGCTACGTTCAAAACGTAAACTACGGCGAAAACAACTATGCAACAAGTGATCCATTACAGATTACTATTGCTATCAAGTATGACAACGCTAACCACC